ATTATATATATGATATTTTACTCGTTTTTAATTGAATTTTATTATCAAACATAATTATAATAAATAATACTACTGATAATACTACTGATAATACTATAGATAATACTATAGATAATACTATGGATAATACTATGGATAATACTATGGATACTACTATGGATAATAATAATATACTAGAATTTTATATTATTTGTTATAATAATAGTTTTTGTGTAGAATATCAAATAAAAACAATTAGATTTTTTTGTAAAGATCCTCATAAAATTATTATTCTAGATTCTAATTGTGGTAAATTTAAAGAAAATTCTATTGACAAGGGTAATATTTGCAATAAATATAATATTGAATATTTAACTTTACCAGATCATTTATCATTAGATAATCTTCATAGTTCAGGAATTTTAGGTACAAAGCTTAATTATGTATATTATGAAATAATTTTAAAACGAAATCCTAAATATTTTGCATTCATAGACCAAGATTTTTTTATGATAAAATCTTTTTCTATAATAGAACATTTAGATAAATATGGAATGTATGGTGATTTAGGTGAAAACGGAGGTAATAAATCTGACAGTTTTTATAAAAAAGATATTAAAGATGTACCGTGGATGTTACATCCTTGGTTGTCTTTTTATAAATTAGATTTTATAAAAGATTATAAAATGAACTGGATGGATTATGATCAATTTGATACCGGTGGTGCAAATTGGGAATCTTTTATTAAATTAAAAAATTTAAATAAAAAAGATTATTGGTTTAGAGATAATATAATAATGTATTATCCATTTGCAAATATTAGTAATGCAGGTCCACACCCTTATGAAAAGCATTATTGTTTATATAATAATAAACCTTTTTATGGTCAAATACAAATAAATAACTCATTTTTACATTTATTAAATAGTCATATTTTAACTGACCCATTGCATCCAAAAACTGCGTTTTGTAAAGGAATGCTAGATGGTATATTATTATCATCAGGATATTCATTTAATAAAGAAAATGGTTATGAAACATTTGATAGTCCTTCAGATAAACTTGCATAAATTTAAAATAATTTTTTATTTTTTGTCGTTTTAATGTTAAATTTTTAATGATATATTTATATAAATATACCCCTTTAAAATAATATTATATTATATTAAATGGATAACCTTACATTATATCAATCACCTTATAATAAAGTAAGAATTGGTAAAGATAATGATGGTGGATATGTTATTATTGAGTTACCTGAAAATTATGATTTATTTATAAGTGGTGGTATTAGTAATGATATTAGTTTTGAAATAGATTTTTTATATAAATATAAAGATAAAGATAAAGATAAAGATAATATTATAAAATGTTATGCATTTGATGGTACAATATCTAGTTTACCAATACATAATATTTCTCTAGATAAACATAATATATTACCAAATATAAAGTTTATTAAAAAAAATTTAGGTAATGTAGAAAATAATGACATTACAAATTTATCTAGTTATTTTACAAGTTCTAATAATTATAATAATATTTTTATGAAAATTGATATTGAAGGTCATGAATTTAGACTATTATTATTTTTAATTGATAATAATTATATGAATAAAATTAAACAATTAGTAGTTGAAATACATACACCTGCAGATATACAAATGTTTCCAGATTATTTTGCAGGATTATCTGATATAAAAAATGAAAATATGTTTGAATTATTAAATAATATTAATAAAACACATACATTAGTTCATTTTCATGGTAATAATGGGTGTAATACACAAGTTATTGATAATATAAAGCTACCTCATGTTTTTGAATGTACTTATATTAGAAATGATTTTATAAAAGAACAAGACAAAATTAAAAATATAATACCTTTACCAACTAGTTTAGATATGAAAAATATAATAAATAAACAAGATTTTTATATTGATTATTATCCTTTTTGTAATAAATAATATATATTAATGAGTATAATTAATGAGTATATATTTTATTTTTTTTATATTTATAAATTATAAATGAAATCTGTAACAGTTGTAACATGTTATTATAAAATCCCTTCAAAACATAGTTATGATAATTATAATATATGGATACATAATTTATTAAATAATATAAAATGTAATATAATAATTTTTACTTCATTAGATTTATTTAGTTTTTTTGAAAATATACAAAATATTAATAAAAATTTAAAATTAAAAATAATTATTAAAGAATTTAATGATTTGGATATATTAAAAAAATATAATATGGATTTTTGGTCTTATCAGAATAAAATTGATCCTCAACAAAATATTGGCAGAAATAAAGAATGTTATATTTTATGGAATTCTAAAATGAATTTTATTAAAGAAGCAATTGAATTAAATCCATTTTATAGTGATAAATTTGTATGGAATGATATTGGTTCTATGAGAAATAATTATTTTTCTAATTTAATATCAAATTATCCTTTATATAATAATATATCACAAAATAATTTAGATATTGCTTTATTATACGATTATGATAATAAATCAACAATTTATTTTCAAAATGAATCACATTTATCTGGTGCTATATTTGGAACATCAAAAGATATTTTTTTAAAAATAATAGATTTATTTTATAAATATCTTGATGAATATATACAAAATAATCTATTTATTGGTTGCGATCAACAAATTTTATCTACAATTTATATTATACATCCAGAACTTTTTAATATAATAAATCCTTATAAAAATAATATGAATGATTGCATAATTGATAAATGGTTTTATTTGTATTATTATTATATTAAAAATTTATAAATAATATTTATAATTTTTTATATATAATTTTTATTTATTTTGTATTAATTATTTTTATTTTTTACGTATAAATTATTTTAATAAAACAAACTAATATTACAAACTAATATTACAAAGTTATATTATTAATATATAATTTAATATAAATATTTAATAATGAAATATATAATATTATGTGGTGGTATTGGCAAAAGATGTAATCAATATTCATTACCAAAGCCTCTAAATTATATTAATTGTAAACATATGATACAATATGTTATTGAAAGTATACCATCTAATGAAATATATTTCATTTATAATATATGTCTAGAACAATATAATTTTGAAGAAATTATAATTAATATATTCAAAAATAAAACATTTTATTTTTCAAAAGTTGAATATTTAACTAGAGGTGCTGTTGAATCTGCATATATAGGTATTAATAATTTAACAAATAATATAAATAATGATAATAATGAACCTATAGTATTTATTGATAATGATAATATACATACATTTAATGAATTAACTAAAATTACCAATAATTTTATTGGATATGGTAAAGATTATAATAAAACTAATTATTCTTTTATTACAATACAAAATGAAAAAGTTATAAATATTGAAGAAAAAAACAAAATATCTGATGACTATTGTTGTGGATTATATGGGTTTGAAAGTATAACTACATTTAAAAAATATGCAAAACAATTAATTGATACTAATTTTAAAACTAAAAATGAATTTTATTTTTCACAATTATATAAATTAATGTTACTAGATAATCAAATAATTATTCCTATTTATATAAAAGAAACTAAACATATTGGTTCATATAATGAAATTGTTAATAGTTTTAGTAATAATTATAAAGATAGCGATACACATACAAATGCAAAATTACGAATTTGTTTTGATTTAGATAATACTTTAGTAACTTATCCAACTATACCAAATGATTATTCGACAGTAAAACCAATTCCTAATATGATTAATTTACTAAATACTTTAAAGAAAAAAGGACATGAAATAATTATTTATACTGCAAGAAGAATGAAAACACATAATAATAATGTTGGACGTGTAGTTAAAGATATTGCAGTAGTAACACTTAATACATTAGATAAATTCAATATACAATATGATGAGATTATTTTTGGAAAACCTATTGCAGATATTTATATAGATGACCGTGCTATTAATCCATATGTTAATGATATTTCTTTTTTTGGCATATTTAATGAGAAATCAGATTATATTCACAATAAAATAGAAAATAATAAATATAATAAAATTAAAAAAATAGATAATATAATTAAAAAAACTGGTCCATATCAATATTTAAAAGGCGAACTATATTTTTATCAAGAATGTCCTAAAACAATATCTTATTATTTTCCAAAATTGCTTGATTTTAATAAAATAGATAATAATTTAGAAATATCTATAGAATATATTGAAGGAATACCATTATTTTTTTTATATAAAAATCAATTAATTACGGAAAAAACTATTGATGACTTATTTAGTATTCTAGATATAATTCATAAAACAGATTCTATACAAATAATACAAACAACTATTTCTAATGAAAATATACATAATAATTATTTTAAAAAATTAAAAGATAGATTTAATAAAAATGATTATTATTTTGAAGATGCTGATATTATTTTTAAAAATATATTAGATGAATTAGAAAAAACATTTGAACCAGTTTTGGTTCCAGTTATACATGGTGATTTTTGGTTTTCAAATATAATTATGGAATATAATGATTGTTATAAATTTATAGATATGAAAGGTCAAGTTGATAATATATTAACATTAAATGGTGATAAATATTATGATTATGGAAAATTATATCAAAGCATTTTAGGATATGATTTAGTATTAAATAATTGTAATATTAATAATGAATATTTGAATAAAATGAATACTTATTTTTTAAATAAATGCAAAATTAAAGGTTTGAATATAGAATATTTAACCGCAGTTACAAAAAGTTTAATATTTGGTGTATTTCATTCTATTGATTCTAGTGAAACTAAAGATAGAATTTGGAAATTTTTAAAAAATATAAAAAATATATAAAAATTAGTTTTTATTTTTAATTATTAATTTTTTTATCTAAATTATTTTCTTTTATTTTTAATTATAGATTGTATGCCTTCAATAAATTTATATTTTGGTATCCAATTTAATTCATTTTTAGTAAATGTATTATCTCCTAAAGTAAATTTATTTACTTCATCTTCTATTATATAATTATTAATAGGATTGTTACCAGATATAATATTATCATATTTATTCCAAAAACAAGTTGCATCTCTATATATTGGTATAATATCAGAATTCAATTCTTTTTTAAAAATATTATATATTTCATTTACTGATACTAATTCACAAGTACAAGCATTAAATATTTTTCCAGATAAATTATTATTATTATAAATAACTTTTAAAATTAAATCCATTAAATCATCAATATAAACATAATCACGTTTTTGCTCTCCATTTGAATGTAATATTGGTTGTCTATTATTAGTTAATTCATTTAATATATAAATTGTTAAAGGAGGACTAATTCTTCTATAATCTTGATTTCCACCATACACATTAAAAAAACGTATTATTGATATATTCATATTATAGTTTTTAACATAAGATAAGCATAAATTTTCACAAGTATATTTTGACATTGAATATATTAATGATGGATTTACAATATCATTTTCTTTGCAAGGAAAATTAATATTATTTTCATAAACTGCAGATGTACTTGCAAATATAATTTTTTTAACATTTTTTTTTCTACATATTTCTAGAATATTAAGTGTTCCGTTAACATTTACATCATATGCCATAACTGGATTTGATTGACATTCTGGTAATGAAGATATCGCTGCTAAATGTATTACTATATCATCTTCATCAAAATATTTACTTATTTCTAAATTACGAATATCGTCTTTTACAATTGTTATCTTATTTCTTATAGATTCTTTAATATTATCTATTATTCCAGAATAACAATTATCTATTATTAATATATTATTATTATTTGTAGAATTATTATTACAATTATTATTAATTAATAATTCGGTAAGATGTGAACCTATAAATCCTAGACCACCTGTTATTATATATTTCATTTATTATATATAAAGTAAATACTAATTATTAAATACAAATATATTAAAAATATAAATTTATTACGCTAAACCATAATTCAATTTAATTTTTAGTATTTTGTATAAATACATTAAAATTTTTAATTCTTTCAAATCTACCTAATAATATTTATAAATTTTAAAATGATATAAAATAAAATCTAACTATTTAATATATTTTTAAAATAATTACAAATACAATAATTATTATAATGAATATTTTTAAGGAAGATGTAGAATTTAATTTTGTTGAATTATCTGATAATATTGAATGTAGAGATTGGTTAAAGGAAAATTTTATTAATTGGGATCCATTTGTTTTTAAATGTTTTCGTCAGGTTGCTAATCCTTCTAAAATTGCAATAGATATTGGTGCATGGATTGGACTTACTGGTATATGGTTATCTAAAAATTTTAAAAATATTATATGTATTGAGGCAGATAAATTATCAATAAAAGCTCTTGAAGCAAATTTAAATGCTTCTAATTGTAATAATTATATAATAATTCCAAATGCATTATATAATAAAAAAACAAAACTTTATTTTGGTCCAAATTCATTTAAAAAAAATTCTACACTTAATGAATCTATGTCACAATTAAAAATAGAATCTGATAAATATGAAGATTATTTAATTGAAACAATAATTTTTAGTGATATAATCAAAGATTTACCTGTTTATGATATAGGTTTACTAAAAATAGATATTGAAGGTGGTGAAGAATATATAATTGAAGAAATAATGTCCTTTTCAAATCAATATAAAATACCAATTTTATTAAGTTTTCATATTGGTTGGTGGAAAAATAAAAATATAAATAGAGTTACAAATTTATTTAAAACATGTATTATTACAAGTGATATAAAAAATGAAATTATTATAAATGAAAATATATTTGAACATCTATCATTATATCCTTTTTGTACATTATTTTGTACATATTTATAATTTTTATTATTATTTTTAATAATTTACATTTATATGATAATTATCACCTAAATGTTTAACATGACCATTTGGATCACTTAATATAAATGCACAATATCCAGAGTCTCTATATAAACTATTAATTGTATATTCTCCTTCTAATGGATATAATTTTTTATTTTTTTCAATCATACTACAATTATTACAAAATGGATGATATAAATACATATCTGATGTTTTTCTTAATCCAGGATTAAAAGTAGCACCACACCATGTATATGTTTTATTTTCATATTTATATGAAAATGTTTTATCCATTAAATAATAATCTAATTTTTTATTATCATATATTATTGGATGACCAGATGTATGATTATGTGGTCTTAACCATATTGTAAAAATATTTAATTCTTTATTTTTATCAAAAATATTTTTTGATTTCTCTATAAAAGATGATTGTAAAAATTCCCAATCTTCTTCACAATGAAATATATATTTTGTTGTTATATATGAATATATTTTATCAATTGAACGAAGTTGTGAAATATTAGTATTATTATACAAAGAAATTATATTAAGTTTTTCTTTATATTTTTCAATTATAGTTTCATTACAATTTATTATACCTGAATCGTCAATAATTATTGTTTGTTTTATTGGATAAGTATTATATTTTATAAATGATTCTATTGTTTTATCTAATAAAAAAGGTCTATTGCATGAGGTTATTACAAAAGTAACATCATCATTTTTCATATTAATTTTTTCTAATTTTACATCATTAATTATTATTTTATTTTGAATATATAATCTTAAATCTTCTAAATCATTTTTATCATATGATATAAAATATTCTTTATTTCTTTCCAAATTTTTATAGTCAAACCAATTATTTATATCACCTCTTGTACCTTTTATATTTAAATAAAAATTAAGTGATTGTAAATTATAATGATTTATAATTAATGGTGGTACATCATTATCATTATATTTTAAATGTAGTTCTGAACCTTTAATAATTTGTTTATGAATATCAAAATTAATTAAAGAACATGTTTTAAATATACTTTTATAACTATAATAAGTTTTAGTTGTATCAAACTTTGCACGTTGTATAAAACCTTCAATAACTGAATTAGGCTGTAATATATGTTCATTACTTCCAAAATGCAACCAATCAATTATAATTTGTGAATATGAATCATATTTATTTATATAATTTTGAATATTTATGTCATATGGACTATATAAAAATTCATCTAGATCAAGAATTGCCATCCATTTTGTTTTATTTAATATAGGTTTAAAATATTTATTATATATTTGTATTTGTCTACCAACTTCTTTAGTTATAATATCATTATTAATTATTGTAACATTTTCTTTATATTTATCTATAATTTCTATATAATTATCTGTACTGAAATCATTTACTAAATATATATGTTCAACACCGTGCAATAAATAGTGTTTAATCCATTCATCTAAAATATGTGCTTCGTTTTTAAAAACAGAACAAATTATAAAATTATACATTATATACTTATATATTTATATATATGAACATAAATTTATTTATTACATAAACCGAACAAAAATTAGATAAAAATATTATTATAATATTAAAGTTTAAATATATATTTTAAAGCTAAAATAATTAAAACTCTAACATAGTATTATGGCAATCGGTAATCATAATTTGATTAAAAAGTTCTGGTTTTTGATTTACCATTATTGTGAAATAAGTTTCATCTACACCTAGATATTTTTCATCTAATGATTTTTTTATAATATCATTATATAAATCTATAATTTCATTTAAATTATCAACCTTACCTCCAAAAAAAAATCCTTTCATTATTCTATCAATAAATGATTTATTACAATATTTATAAATTCCTTCTCTTAAGAATCCGTGTATTTCTGTATTATCTACATAATAATGTGATAAGAACATAAATTTATTATATTTTAATAATGAATCTGACATATTTCTTAATAATTTAATATCATGTGTTCTTGTAATACCTGCATCAGCCCAATAAAATCTTGTAGTATTAAAAGGATTCATAGAAACTGATTTTTGTATTAAAAATAATTTATTTAATTGAATAGGAACATATAAAGGTAATTGTGCTTGAGGACTACTTTTTAACCATTGTGCTGTTGGTTGGTCATACCATTCTTTTGATGTACGTATTTTATCAATTTTATTAAAATAAGGCATATTATTACATAAATTTTCTTTAGAATAATATATAAATATACAATTTGTATATTTTTTTACAACATTTTCAATATCAGAATCTCCATAAACAACAAATTTTAAATTTGTAGATAATAATTCTTCTAATTTTTCAATATAAAATTCAATACTTCTTTTCCAATTATAATTTTCACTTGTATTATCTAAGTTCTTACGTCCAATATCCCATAATCCTGTAACAATAGTAATATCTGACATTTACTAATAAAATAAATATAAATTTATATATAATATTTAATTTAAAAAAATATTATATTAATAAATTAAAAACGCATTTTTATTATAATACATAAAAATGAATAATATACTATATATATTTTTTACACATAGACTTAATATTGATAAAGTATATCATAAAATTACTAATATGATGTCAAATCATAATTGTAATGATTTTATTATTGTTCAAGGTGGTTTTGAAAATAATTCATATAATAAAGATACAAAAATAGTAAATATTCAGTGTAATGATAAATATGAAGGATTACCTGAAAAAGTATTTAAAACTTATAAATATTTAACTGAATTATCTGAATTTAATCATTATACACATTTTTTTAAGTTAGATGAAGATATGATTATAAATAATTTAATTACTACAAATATATATAATAATATAAATTTTGGTGGTATAATTCAATATTGCAGTGGTAATAGACAATGGCATATTGGTAAATGTTCTCCAGACCATTATTATAATACAACTATATATAAAGGTATATATGTTCCATGGTGTTTAGGAGGATATGGATATATTATATCTAGACATGCAATTAATTTAATAAAAAATGATACTAGATATTTTGAACATATATATGAAGATTTATATATTGCAATTATATTATTAGAACAAAAAATTAGTCCTAGTAACATAAATATTAAAGATTTTGTAATTAGTCCTGAACATAAATAAAAAAACATTTATATTACCTCTGGAATATAATTTCATTTCAAATGGAAAATATTTTAATTTCAAATGGAAAATAATTAAAAACGAAAATACAATAAGTTGGCAATAAGTTGCAATAAGTTGGCAATAAATTAGCAATAATTTACATTAATTTATCCATAATTGTATTTACAATGCCTTTCTTTGTTTTAGGTTTATTAACGGATTTCTTAGTAAGTCTGGATTTGGAGGCTTTGGAGGCTTTGGAGGCTTTGGAGGATTTGGAGGATTTAGATAATTTAGATGAGCTTTTGTGTTTATAATATTTCATACGCCCAGATGATTTGTGCGATTTGGCGCATTTTTCACTAGGAATACGAACACGTTTACACTTATTATAATAATGAAATGCAATACCAGCTCTCATAACAGGTTCAGTATATTTAATACGTTTACAATGATAACCATAAAGCTTATGCTTTGACCCTTGAGTAGTTTCACGCATTTCAATATAAAGAGTACATTGTCCACGAATTCTTTTAACATGACAAAGTTGAGTTAATGCAGAACTTGCAGCGCGTTGAGCACTAATTTTAATGAATCGTCCAGTATAATCTTTATGGGAAAACTTGGTTTTACAACCATCAACATGATAAGCATTATTAATAGTAAATGACCGCTTTTCAGTATTTTTAAGAGAAGGAGACATTTTAATTTTTAATATTTTATATAATATTTATATTATTTATTTGTAATTAATTATTTATTTTATAGTTAGATATTTTATTTGTGATAATTTAAAAAAATAAATTTTTCTATAAATTTTTCTATAAATTTTTTTATAAAAAAACTTATTTTTATTTTATCTAATAATTATCTAATAATTATCTAATAAAACACTAATAAATTAAAAATTTTTAAAATATAATCAAATGTTGCAAAATATTAGTTTAGTTTGTTTTATCTTAATATTTATTTATTTATATCTATATGTAAAAAAAGAACATTTTGCTGCAGACAACACACCTTTGCCAACTTTTGCAGTTCCAATGTTGGAATCAGATGTTCCTATAAGTAAACAACTAACGTCAGAAATATCAAGAGTATTAAAACTATCTGAACGTAGAATAACAAATTTATTATTTAAAGGTGATGTTTCCAGTGGTATACTAAATGTAATATTTATTATTCTAGAACCTAATCCTGTAGAAATTGTAAATAAAGAAAAACCTGCAAAAGATTATGCCATTATAGCAACAAATTTATTTAATAGTGGTAATTTCAAAGTATATATTAATGGTATAAATATTACTTTAAAAAAACTTAATATTAAAAACAAAAACAAAAACATAAACAATTTTTTTGATAATACTGGTTTAATAGATATATCTAAATATTCAGAAAATAAATATAATTCTGTTCCAAATGACGAATCATTAACAAAATTTTATAAATTAGATATTGATGATAATTTTAATATAAAACCAAAGATATAAATACATATCTGCATATCTACATATCTACATATCTAATAACTATAGTTGGGTATATGTGAATGCCTTTCAATCCAAGGGCGACTCATACCAATTTCTTCTGGAAAATAATCAGTTGTAATATCTCGCATATCTCTATCTATATCAGTATCTTTGTCTTTAAGAGCTAATACATTTTTCCTCCATTTAAATAAACTCATTTCTTCTTCAAGTATTTTTTTCTTATCAGGGTCAGTTTCTTTATCTAATAAACTTTGCACTTTTGCAATTTCCACTTCATCATCTTTCGAACGCCTTTTACCTTCAGCTATAAGCACATCAGCTCTCCAATAATATTTCCTATCAGGTGTATATTCTAATGGCTTAAATTGTGCATAATATGGAGTATCTAGAGTATCATTTGGTTCTGGCTTATATTTCATAATTTTATCAGTTTTATAATTCTTGCAATTTATAGCTATTGTTTTTGCAATATCATTCTTTTCGGGATCATTTCCTAAAGATACGAATTTTTCATTATGTTCTAGACTTGTAAAATATTCCTCTGATATTTTATTCATTATCATATATGATTCATACACAAAAATACAAACAATAATAAATAATAAAGCTTTAATTATCATTTGTATTATATATATAGTCTAATATATTGTTTGATTTAATATTTATAATTATTTTATCTGTATTAAATAAATTAGATATTTTTGCAAATTTATAATCTTGCAAATAAATAATTTTGCAAATAAATAATTTTGCAAATAAATAATCTTGCAAACCAATAGTAATATAAGATTGAATAAATACTTGTAATTAGTTTATTATTTTATTAGATTAGTTTATAAAATACAATGACTGCACCGTCAATAAAAGCAGGTGATGCAAAAACTGGCGGATTGTGGGTATTTGACCGTAGTAATGAATGGACATCTAGATATGGTAGTTGTAGTAAAAAAGCTACAAGAACAGCACCCCTAAATATTGATACAAGTAATCTAGCACCCTGTAATGCCCTATGTCGCCTTTCAGTAAATTATAAGCCAACGACATGTAGTGTTAGTATGATTAATAATATCCCAACTGTAACATTTTCACCAAATTGTATATTAAAATTTAAAAATGATTTTTTTTATCTCCGTAAAATGACAATTCATTATACTAGTATGCATACAGTTAATGATTCTTATGCAGATTTGGAAATATTATTATATCATAATCGAAATCCAATCAATGATACAGATGGTGGTGTAATATTGTCAATATTATTAAGAACTGGAAAAGACTATGGTTCGGCTAATGAATTTCTTAATGAATTTATAAATAAAATGCCTTCCAATGAAATGCTTATAGAAAAAGATATTGATGTTAGTGAAACTTGGAATCCAGAACAATTATTTCCTGAGGGTTCAAAATCCTTTTTCTATTATGATGGGGCATTACCCTATCCACCTTGTACTCAAAATTGGACTATTATTGTATTTGATGAAATTGTACCAGTTGCGCAAAATATTATAGATACTGTTAAATATATGTTGGGTGTAGGTAATAAAAATATTAGACCTATTCAAAAAAAACCAAAAGATATAGTTATATTTTATAATTCTAACTCGCAATTTGATGCAACTCAAGATGTTAGTGATACTGCAATCGAAAAAGCTGTAATGCCAACAGTTAATCCTGTTGTATCGCAAACTAATTCTTCATGGTTAAAACAAAATATATATTTTATCAAAGGTATTATTATTACAATAGTATTAATATTAATGGTTTATATTGCTATTAAATTTGCTAAAGTAATTGTTGAAAATGATTTGCTCAACTCTTTTATTATTAAACAATTGCAAAAAAAACAACATTTGGCAGCTCAATCTTCGCAAGAACAACAAGCACAACAACAAGCTGCCGAATATGGAGGTGTGGCACCTGTTCAAAATATTGCTATTAATAATAACAATAATAATAATAATAATTAATTTTCTAGATGGGATTTTTTAGATGGGATTTTTAACTTTTTATATAATTTAGTTTGTATATAACTAATAAATTAAAAATAATAAATTTTTCAATAATAAATGTTTCAATAAATATTTTAATAAATATTTTAATAAATATTTGTATAAATATTTTAATAAAAATAAAAATAAAAATATATTTTAATATATAAGTAAATAATAATACTAATAATATAAATAAATAATATTTTTAATAAAAATGAATAATGTAACTAATTCTTGTTTTAAAACTTCAGACAATAAGTTTAGTAATTGCCCTAGTAGAATGAGCGCAGGGTATCATTTTACTGACTATCGTCCTAGCAATTATGTCAATGATTTAATTCGTGCTGACAATAATATTAGCAATTCTCTTCAATTTCGCGTATTTCTTCAGAACAATGCAAATTCACTTATGGATAGAAATCGTCAAGTTGCTTGTCAATTGAATTGCTGTGGTCCTTGTCCTAGCACATCTAAAGAGGGTTTTGAATCTACTATGCTTCCAGAACAATATATGTTTGTAACAGATGGTCGCACTTCAAAAATGGTTCTTAATGATGTTAATGGTTTAGGCACAGGTCGCCAATACTATACTTTTGGTCGCCCTGATGAAAATTGTGCAAATCTTCCAAGCGCGTGGCCTCTTGACCAAGCAGTTAACCAATGTACATCGCCAATGGATAGATTTAATTATTTAGGTGATATGGAACCTGCACCAACTGGTATGCGTCAAGCTATTCCAGGTGGAGGTGTTATGATGCAATAAGATATATATTAGGCTAATCTAATAGATTTATGTGTGTTTTGTTTTTTTGGCATATTTTATATTTTTTCAACAAAAATTGAATTTATTTTTATTAAATAAAAATATATACCTCTACACTATTGTAAATTGTGTATTTTCAAAATGCCTTTTGAAAGTTCTCCACCGGAGTCATCTGAACCTGTTCCTCAAGAACATGGTAATGCTAATCGTAAGAGAAAGCGCGAGGATGAATATCGTCCAGAGAATGTCGTTAAAATTATAGTTGTGAATATGTAATAACTATTTTATTTTTTTATCAATAACTAAATATAAAAAGAAAATATATATCTAGAAACAAATATAGAAAATAACTCTAGAATGAAAAATATTAAACATTTAGTATTATCAGGTGGTGGTATGTTAGGAATTAGTTATATTGGTTTAATTAAATATCTAGAAGAACAAAATAAAAATAGTAATTTTAAAAGCATTACTGGTTGTAGTGCAGGTTCATTATTTGCTACACTAATTGCAATTGGATATACATCAACTGAATTAATAACTATTGTAAAAACAATGAAATATAAAGAATATATAAATATAAATGCAGAATCAATCATTAATTTTATGAAATTAAAAGGTCTAGAGTCTGGTAAAAATTTGATTACATTTATTAAAAAATATATAAAAGATAAAATTGGTAATGAAGATATTACATTTAAAGAAATAAAAGAAAAATTCAATATTGAATTGCAAATTGGTGTTACTAATTTAACTCATTATAAATTTCAAATAATGAATAGTATAAATACACCAGATATTCCAGTTCACAAAGCAATTAGTGCATCTATTGCAGTACCTTTTGTTTTTGAACCTGTAGTTATTGGTAATGATTTATTTTGTGATGGAGGATTACTTAATAATTTGCCAATCGAAAGTTTAATTATGTGTGATGCCAAAGGTGATGCCAAAGGTGATGCCAAAGGTGATGCCAAAGATGATTCCAAAGGTGATGCCAAAGATGATTCCAAAGATGATGCAAAAGGTGATGCCAAAGATTCTCAAGACCAATGTTCTATTCTTGCAATATATTTATTAACAAATACAACTTTGGTATCTAAAGATAATTATCAATCTATATCATTAACACAATATATGAATACTATTATGCATACATTATCTTATGAATTTATTAATAGTAAAATACAAATTAATAATATAGTAAATCAAAAATGTAAAATTATAATATATGATATTCCTTGTGATATTATGACATTTATTAAATTAAATTCATCTCATGAAGATATAGATAATATTATTGACATTGCCTATAATACAACTACAAAACATTTTTTAGAAAACTAATTTATAAACTAATTAACAACTAAATACTTACGCATTCCCTCTAGACTACGTCCACCATCATATTCAATATCCGAACCATCACTTTTAATAATTTTAACAGTGGGATATCCACTAATATCATATTTCTTAGCAATAGCCTTATTTTCTTCTTCATCACAATCAATTTTTACAAAACGCACTTTTTTCCCTTTAAGTTCCGCCTTATTTGATATTTTACCATCTAATTCTTCTTTTGCCTTTTCAAATTCTGGCTTAAAAGTTTTACAATGTCCACACCATGGAGCATAAAATAATGCAACAATACATTCATCAGATGCAGGGCTTAAATCAACTGCAAAATTTTCACGATTTGATTTATATGCAAAATAATAGGCAGCAACAGACACTACAATAAGTGCTAATAAACCAATTGTTGCCATACCATTTTTACCTTTTCCAAAAGATAATGA